CCCGTACTAATGAAACTAACAGCTGGTAATGAACTCGAACTCCTTGATTCGTGGTCCCTTCTGACCAGGCTGCAGCCCACCGTAAGGTGAAAGTCCGCATTAAGGCACCAGGCCTTAGCTGCGGGGACAGGATACTCTGCCTCTTCTTACTCTTTAGGATGTTTGCCACAATAGTACCCTTGTGGTCATCCTGCCCGGTCACGTTGTTTGTGACCTGGGTCTTATCTCCCACTAACGTGGGCATCTTTCATTCCCCTCAGCGCCTACGCGCATCTTGGACGCATCTGATGTTAACTTCCTGTGGCGGGACTACTCCGTAGCTCCCGCCTCTGATCTTTTCCTGACCCCCGCCTTAAAGGGGGCCCTGGGTTTTCACCCATGCACTGGTAGATCTTTCAGTGCTCACCTATGACTATCTTTACCCAGCGGCCATTGCTCGCTGTTTGCCCAGCCTCTACCAGGGCTGGGCATCTCCCCACCTTCCTCGAGGTGGACCACTTGCGCCCCTCAGGGCATACCCACGGCCCCATCCCATGAAGGTGATGGTTATGGTAGGCAGCCCGGGCACGTGGTCCCCCCCAAAGTTGAGGCAGGGGCGGTCGAGGTGGATGTCTTCTTCGAAGATCGTGGGGTCCACAGTTGTGAAACCTTCCACGGCCTCGGGGGATATCAAAATGACTTCATATGGGTCGTATCGCTTCTCCCTAAGGAAGCCCTGAAGTCTGTTGTCCCCCTCCCTGAAGACCCACTCCTTGTTCGTCGCTAGACTCTTCCTCACCTCCTTCTCCACCTGGGGGAGAGAGTCCAGCCACGTTCTCCTGCCCGGCATGTGGATGGATGATCCGAGCTCCATGTCCTCCCTGTGGCTGACGTAGTACACGTCCGACATCGTTATGGCATGCCGGTCGGCCACCAACGGGTAGGCTGTGCTGGTGGAGAATATCTTGGTTACCACCGCGTCCAGTTTCTTCTCATTCAGCCATTCCGTTGCGAGGTATCGGGGTTTGTTGATCTTCCCCCTCGGCTCCATGTTGACTGGCAAGGCGGCCGTGAGGCTCTGTATTACCCGGCGAATGTCCCTGTGGAAGCAGTACTGCACAAGGAAATTCCTCATCTGCAGGGCATGCCCAGCCTCAGCTTCCAAGTCCAAGTATGATCCCACGGAGTACATGGCCTTGGCCAATATCTCGTTGGCAGGTCTGGTGGCGCACCACCTCCCGGCGACCTTCTTGTTGTTCCCGTCAACTTGGAACCGGACAAAGATAGGCCTGTGGGAGCAAAAGTCGACCAACCTGAAGTCCGTGATCACTTTCGATGGTTCCTCTGGTTCCAGGTCCTTCCTCAAGTAGCCGGTCTTCTCCCAATATTCCACTCTCTCGGCCAACTTCTCGATGTCTCCTCGTTGTCCAGCAACCACCTTGTCATCTCCTGATATGTAGCCATTGAGGCGGCGTGTGAGGAAGGCACCCCAGGCCCCCTTTGCACTCAGCCCCAGGGACAATGCCACGTGGGTGACAGTTTTCACCGTGTTGGTGTATGTGTTGCCAACATATGTCACAATGGTGCCGCTGAGTCGTCCTTTCTTCTCTCGGATGATGCTGAGCTCCTGGCCACCTCTGTGAGGTCTCTTAAGCAACGTGACGTGGTCGGCATAGCAGCGGTACAGGGACTTGACGTCCTTGGCGTGCTGCCCCGACACAGCGCCGGCGAAAAAGTCGGCTTCCCTCTCCAAATCCATCCTTCCCACGCGGGTGTCCCAGCCTGCGATGTCATCGGCTACTGCAGCGAAGTCTGTGTTAACCTCGCGCCCAGCCTCAAGCTCCTCCTCGGCCATCAGCTGGAAGTAATCCACTGGATTCATCTTTCCCACAGCCAATGGATTGTTGCCCCTATGGCACAGTTCGTCTAACAGAGTCCCCATGATCATCTGCTCTATTATCCGGAATATGACTGGAAAATACGATATCAGTCTGCTCCCACGGTTCTTCCCCACCTTGCGCTTCTTCTTCTCTCGCTTGCCCATGGTGTTGACCCACGCGACAGCAGGTGTGCCGTTCCTGATGTTGTATAGCTCGGCCTCCACAGCGTCCTCCAAGCCGGGATCGTCTTTCCAATCCTGGAAACCTGTCAT